GAAGATATTCCAAGCAGTTAAAGACTACCGACCAATTGTTGTAGGTATTGAGAAGGGTATTGCAAAACAAGCAGTAACCTCACCTCTAACGGACATGATGAAACGTTATGGTTTCTTCTTCCGAGTTGAGGATCTTACTCATGGCAACCAAAAGAAAACTGATCGTATCATGTGGGCACTTCAGGGACGCTTTGAACATGGTCTAATTAGAATAAAGAGAGCAGCGTGGAACTCAAGGTTCCTAGATGAGTTGTTCCAATTTCCTGATCCACTTACCCACGATGACCTCGTGGACTCTGTAGCATACATTGACCAGTTAGCCAAAGTAGCTTATGCAGGTAACTGGGAAGAGTATGACGATTACGAAGAATTAGACGCTTTGGCGGGATATTAATATGATTGAAAACGAACCATTGATGATCGAAGAGTCTATTGAAGACTGGGTAATGGACAAATGTGACGATTGGGCTAATCATTATGATCAGAACTATCGTAACCAACACGAAGAGTACTATCGTCTCTGGCGTGGCATTTGGTCTTCTGAAGACAAGACTCGTGACTCAGAGCGTTCACGTATCATCACTCCTGCCCTTCAGCAAGCTGTAGAATCTAATGTAGCTGAGATTGAAGAAGCTACGTTTGGTCGTGGTAAGTGGTTCGACATTAAAGATGACATTGCAGATCAAGACAAAGGTGACATTCAAGTCCTTCGTGAGCTACTTCATCAAGACTTTGAGAAAGCTAAAATTAGAAAAGCTATCTCTGAGTGTCTAATTAACTCAGCAGTATATGGCACAGGTATGGCTGAGGTTGTACTTGAGACTGTCAAAGAGATGGCTCCGGCAACTGAACCTATGATGGACGGTCAAATGGAAGCTGTCGGTGTACGTATTAAAGAACGTACCATGATTAAGCTCAAGCCTGTCATGCCTCAGAACTTCCTCATCGACCCTGTAGCGACTTCTATTGAAGAAGCTTTAGGTGTTGCCATTGATGAGTTCGTGCCTATGCACTCTGTAGAGATGCTACAGGAGCAAGGTGTCTACAAAGATGTTGAGATTGGTATTGCTCCATCTGATATCGACTTGGAACCAGACGCAGAGCTTAGCGTATACCCTGAGAACAAAGTTCGTTTGACTCGTTACTATGGTCTGGTTCCTACTTATTTGCTCAAGGATGCAGGTGAAGATGTTCCTGATGATGCAGGACAATACACCGAGGCAGTCGTTGTAATCGCCAATGGCGGTACTTTATTGAAAGCTAAGGCTAACCCATACATGATGCAAGATCGTCCCGTAGTGGCGTTCTCATGGGATGTGGTGCCATCTCGTTTCTGGGGTCGAGGCGTCTGTGAGAAGGGTTATAACTCTCAAAAAGCCCTTGATGCTGAAATCCGTGCTCGTATAGACGCCTTGGCTCTAACCGTACACCCAATGATGGCTATGGATGCTACTCGTATTCCTCGTGGTACGAAGCCTGAAGTACGTCCGGGTAAGATTTTGTTGACCAATGGTGACCCTAAAGAGGTCTTAAACCCATTTAACTTCGGTTCTGTCAGTCAAATTACCTTCAATCAGGCTGCAGCACTGCAAACAATGGTACAACAATCAACTGGTGCCATCGATTCTGCAGGTGTTTCAGGTGCAATCAACGGTGAAGCTACCGCTTCGGGCATCTCAATGTCACTTGGAGCGATCATTAAGCGTCATAAGCGCACTTTGATCAACTTCCAAGACAATTTCTTGATCCCATTTGTGACCAAAGCAGCTCATCGCTATATGCAATTTGAGCCAGAAGAGTATCCAGTGGCAGATTATAAGTTTAATGCGTCATCTACCCTCGGAATTATTGCTCGTGAGTACGAAGTAACGCAATTAGTACAACTTCTACAGACTATGAAGCAAGATTCTCCAGTTTATAACACATTGATTCAGTCAATCGTTGATAATATGAACTTGAGTAACCGTGAGGAGCTAGTTCAAGCACTTCAACAAGCATCTCAGCCTAATCCACAAGCTCAACAAGAAGCTCAGGCACGACTACAGTCAGAGATTGCCTTCCAACAGGCACAAACTCAGTCGCTACAAGCGTCTGCAATGGAATCTCAGGCTCGTGCGCAGAAATATGCGGCAGAGACAGAGCAAATGCCCGCAGAATTGCAGCTTGATGCGATTAAGGCAGCAAATACCAACCTAAGCGCAGGAACACAGGACGACAAAGAGTTTGAACGTCGTGTGAAGATTGCAGAACTTATGATTAAGGAGAAACAAGCAAATGGTCGTAAGCCAGAAGCAACTACAGGAAGTAATCGAGCAGTACAACCAGATTTTGGAGCGAATTGAAGCTAGATTAGCTGCTTTAGAGGCACCTAAGCCTACTAAGGCAGCTCCTAAGAAAGCTACCTCTTGATTTTTACATCAAAATATGTTATAATAAGAGCATATGTAATCACAAGGAATCTATAGTGACTGAAGAACAAGAGTATGAAGCTCTAAAAGATATGTTTATGACTGAAGGGTGGAAGCTCTTCGTTGGTTACCTTCAAGGTGACGCAGAGATATTATCAAATTGTCGTTACATTAAGGACGAAAAAGAACTCTACACAGCTAGAGGTAAACTTTTAGTTTTAGACGATTTGATTAACTTTGAAGCTAAACTAGATGCAGCCTATGAAGCATCTGAATGATTTTAAGTGTGACTCATGTGGTCACATTGAAGAACGATTCTTAGACTCCTCTACCACAGAAACTGGGTGCGGTAACTGTGGCGGGGTCTCAAGAAAAGTACTATCCCCTCCTAACTTTTTTGACGACTTTCGTAACCCACGAAACCCTAATACGGTCAAGCGTTGGGCACAACAAAGGCAGAAGGCGATAGCGAAAGAACGGAAAGCCACAGAAGGCTAACTCCATGTAATTTTAACTCCATAATACCAGAGGTACGGAGGTTTAGTAATGGCAGCGACCATCATTGAAACAGAAGAGCGTCAGGACGACGACACACAATTTGACTCATTGGAACCTGTAGAGGAAGTAGAGGCACAGCCAGAAGCTCCTGTAGAGGCAGCCCAAGAGGAAACCGAAGACGAGATACCAGATAAGTATCGAGGCAAATCTGTTGCAGAAATCGTAAGAATGCATCAGGAAGCTGAGAAACTCTTAGGGCGACAGTCGTCAGAAGTAGGCGAATTGCGTAAAGTCGTGGATAGTTATATTCAGACACAACTCTCTAATGAAGCACCTGAGACCGAAGAAATTGATTTCTTTGATGACCCTCAAACAGCAGTAAGTAAGGCTATTGAGAATCATCCTAAGATCAAAGAAGCTGAGGCAATGTCTAAGCAGTATCGTCAACAAGATACTTTTGGACGTTTGCAACAGAAATATCCAGACTTAATGGAAACAGTACAAGATACTAACTTCCAAGAATGGATTAAATCTTCTAAGATTCGTACACAACTTTACATGATGGCAGATCAACAGTTTGACTATGATGCTGCTGATGAATTGTTAAGTACTTGGAATGATCGCAAAGGCACTGCTAAAGCTACTGCTGAAGCTGAGAAACAATCACGTAAGCAAGCTGTAAAGGAAGCTTCTACGGGTAACGTTCGAGGCACTGGGGAGACTTCTAAGAAGATCTATCGTCGGTCTGACATTATTAAACTGATGAAAACCGACCCAGATCGATACCAAGCTTTGTCTGATGAGATTATGACAGCATATCGTGAAGGTCGTGTTAAATAAACTTCTTTAGGAGAAATTAAACATGGCAACTTCTACTTATCCCGCTACTGGCGGCGTAGTCGACAATACTTCAGCAGCAGTCTTTATTCCAGAAATCTGGAGTGATGAGGTTATTGCGGCATATGAAAAGAACCTCGTATTGGCTAACCTAGTCAAGAAAATGTCTATGCAGGGCAAGAAAGGTGATACCATTCACATTCCAGTTCCTGTTCGTGGTACTGCAAACGCTAAGGTTGAAAACCAAGCAGTTACTTTGCAGAACAACGTTGACACTGAGATCACTGTTTCAATCAACAAGCACTTCGAGTACTCTCGTTTGATCGAAGACATCACCGACGTACAAGCTCTTGCATCTCTTCGTCAGTTCTACACTGGTGACGCAGGTTACGCATTGGCTAAGCAAGTTGATGACGATTTGTTCACCGAAGCTACTGGCTCATTCAGCAAATTCTACAATGATGCATCTACTGGCACTACTGCTTACGCTGCTGACACTGTAGCTGCTGCTGACGTGTTTGAAGATAGCTTCTTGCGTGACATGATCCAAAAGTTGGATGATAACGACGTACCTATGGACAACCGTTTCTTGGTTATCCCACCTTCATTGCGTAACGCAATCATGGGTATTGACCGTTATGTATCTTCTGACTTTGTATCTGGTGCTCCAGTACAGAACGGTAAGATCGGTAACTTGTACGGCGTTGACGTATATGTTTCATCTAACGTTCCTACTTTGGAAACTGATGCTGAAAACACTGCAGGTGGTGCAATTCGTGGTGCCGTTATCGGTCACAAAGACGCACTCGTGTTGGCAGAGCAAGTAGGTGTACGTTCACAGACTCAATACAAGCAAGAGTTCTTAGGCACTCTCTACACTGCAGACCGTTTGTACGGTGTAGAAACCTTACGTGCTGACTCAGGCTTCGTAATGGCTGTAAACGGCTAATAGCCCACTCTAGCCCCCTTTGGATTCCCATTGGGGGCTTCTTTCTATTTCTTATATGTAATTCTAAGCAGGAGATAGCATGGCTATATATCGAGGTACTGGTGGTTCAGGTGAGGCAAACGATGACGCTACCCTCAATAAAGTAGCTGAAGATTCATTAGCAGCACAAACTGCAGCAACTGAAGCTGCTTCCTCAGCATCTTCTGCATCCTCTAGCGCATCTAGCGCATCCTCTTCTGCATCTGCAGCAGCCGCTAGTGCTTCTGCCGCTCAAACTGCTCAAGCAGCCGCTGAAGCAGCTCAAGAATCTATCGATGGTCTATACTTAGGCGCACTCGCTTCCGATCCAACTCTCGATGGTAACGGCGATCCAGTGACTACAGGTGACTGGTACTTCAATACTACCGACAATCAAACTAGAATATACACTGGCTCTGTATGGAAAGCCATGATTGTTGATGTTGTTGATGATACTTCTCCACAACTTGGTGGTGACTTAGATTCAAATGGTCATGACATTTCTTTTGGCGACGGTGACAAAGCCATCTTTGGTGCAGGGTCAGATTTACAAATTTATCATGACGGTGTATCAGATAATTACATTACATCACATGGAAGTAATTTAACCATTTTTGGTAGTAATTATTTTGGTATAGGAACAGGAAATATACAATATCCGACTGTTCTTGTAGACTCTTATGCTCCTTCTTCTGGTGCGTATGGTGTAAAACTTTATCATTCATACTACGGAACAGAATCGGAAAAACTTGCCACAACATCCACAGGCATTAATGTATCAGGCACAATTACTGCAACAGGATACAACAGCACCAATTGGGACACAGCTTACGGATGGGGTGATCACAGTACAGCAGGTTACTTAACGTCATATACTG